CGCGTGATGATTTAACTTCTCGCATTCCAGAATATATTGAGCTTGCTGAAGCACGAATGAGCCGTGAGTTAGACACCCGCTCACAAGAGAAGCGAGCCACAGCATCGACTGCAGCTAGCGATGAATTTATCAGTTTACCAACAGACTTGCGTAAAATACGTTTAGTCAAGCTCAACACTGATCCTATTGATGTGTTAGAGTATGCCTCTCCACAAGATTACTATGAAACCTATTCGTCTTCTGGCGGTGGTCGGCCCAAAATATACACAGTCATAGGCACTGAGATTGCGTTGCGCCCTATACCTGACAGCGTGATGACTGTTGAGATTATTTACTCTGAGGACATTTCGTCTTTGTCTGACAGCAGCGCAACAAACACCATTCTTAGCCGCCATCCAGACGCTTACCTTTATGGTTCGCTTCATGCAGCGTATTTGTATCTCTTGGATGAAGCTAGGTCTAGCCAGTATGACGCGCTGTTTACCCGTGTCATGGCAGAAATAAAACAAGACAACGAGAAAGCTTTTTATGGTGGCCCGTTGGCAATGAAAAGCGATTATGTAGGAGCCTGACATGTCTGCACTTTCCGATTACGCTGAAAACAAAATCCTTGATCACTTGCTAGGAACTTCTGCGTTTACACATCCCTCTCAGGCATATCTTGGTCTTAGCACTGGTAGCTTCAACGATGATAACTCAGGCACTGAGTTGAGCGGCAGTAATTATTCTCGTGTTGCTATTAACTTTGACGCTGCTTCTGGTGGCACTACTGACAATAGTGCAGCGGTTGAGTTTGCGGCGGCAACAGGAACATGGGGAAGCGTAAGTCATTTTGGCATTTTTGACGCAAGTTCTTCAGGAAATCTTTTGGTTCATGGGGCTTTTAGCGCTGCAAAGACAATAACCACTGGTGACATTCTAAGGGTTGCGGCAGGAGACCTTGACGTAACGGCAACATAACATGGCAGAGATACTTGGCCCCACGCTAGAGCAGCTAGACAATTGGGGGTCAATGGATGCGCTAGACGCATTTGGAACGCTTGAGCAACTAGACGATCTTAACCTATTTGAAGCATCTTCGGCTGTATCTATTAGCGGAACGGCAACGGCAACGGCAACGCATGTTGAGGCTGTAAGCGGTGCAGTTAGCTTAGCCGTAACGCAGTCAAGCAACGCTACTTTGGTTCATGGCGTATCTGCAAGCGTAACGGGTGTAGCCTCAATATCAGCTTCTGCGCGTTTTACTGTTTCTATGGCTGCGAGCGTAAGCTTTGCTATAACCGAAAGCTCTGCGGCAATTCGTGTACAGCTTCCGAGCGCTTCTGTAAGCACGGCGGTTACTGTCACTGCGGGGGTTAATGCTGTTCTCAGCAGCAGTGCAGCGTCAAGTATTGCGTTTGAAACAACAGGCGCAGCGCAGTTTACGGTTGTTATGGCTGCAACGCCTGAGATCATCGTTAGCTCTACGTTAGACGCTGAAAAGCTTGGCGAGGCTTGGAGTGATATAGCGGCTGGCAGCGAAACGTGGTCGGACATTGCGGCAGGCAGTGAGACGTGGGCAGACATTTCTGCAGGTAGTGAAACTTGGTCAGACCTTGCTGCATCAAACATTGCGTTTACGTCTTTAAGCGTTGGCTCAGAAACTTGGAATAATCAATGATACCTTTTGGCGAATGGCTTCCAGACCAATCAGATTTGCAAAACCCTGGCGCGACTATTGCAACCAATGTGCTGCCAGCAGCGCGTGGTTATAAGCCTTTTGCAAGCTTAACAACTGTTTCTGCGGCGGCAACAAATCGCCTACGCGGTATATATGCCACAAAGGCAACTGATGGCACTGTTATTACTTTCGCGGGTGATCAGGGCAAGCTTTACAAGCTAGACAATTCTGACTTCAGCCTAGACCAGACCAACACGGGCTATACCGTTACGAGCGATATGTATTGGGATTTTGTCAGGTTTGGTGATGAGGTTATTGCTGCTGGGTCTGACAGTGACGTTCTGCAAGGTTTTACTATTGGCACCGACAGCGCTTTTTCATCTGTGTCGGGTGCGCCTGCTGCAAGGCATTTGGCGGTCATTCGTGATTTTGTTGTTACAGCAAATGTCACGTATAGCTCTGCAACGCACCGTAGCCGTGTGCGCTGGTCTGCAATTAACGATGCTACAAGCTGGACAATAGGAACAAACCAAGCAGACTTTCAGGACATTCCTGATGCTGGTCACATCACAGGTTTGGTTGGCGGTGAGTTTGGCGTCGTATTGTTAGAGCAAGCCATTGCGCGTATGCAATACGTTGGCTCGCCTTTGATTTTTACGTTTGAAAAGGTTGAGACAGGCCACGGTTGTAACTATCCAAACAGCATAGCAAGCCTTGGCCCAACGCAAGTGTTTTATTTAGCTGACGATGGCTTTTTTATGTTTGACGGGCAGAGAAGCATTCCGATTGGCGCGGAGAAGGTTGATCAGTTTTTCTTTGATGACTTGGATTTTGCCAACAGCGATAGAATAAGCTGTGCGATTGATCCAGAAAATCAGGTTGTCATGTGGGGGTACCCTTCTGTAAGCGGTGTTGGCGAGCCAGATAGAATACTTGTGTATAATTACGCTGTGCAAAGGTGGTCGGTTGTAGAGCTTGACCATGAGCTTTTGGCATCTTCGCTTACTCCAAGCTTTACGGTAGAAAACTTAGACACTCTAAGCAGTACGGTTGAAGGTCTGACGACTTCCTTAGACTCCCGTTTTTATGCTGGCGGGTTTTTTCAGCTAAGCGCTGGTAAGGATAAAAAAATACATACGGTCACGGGTGCGCCCTTGGCTGCAACTTTAGAAACGACAGAGTTTGAGCCTGCAACAATGCGGCAATCGCTCATCAGGGGCGTAACGCCTTATGTAACGGCAAAAAACTCAACACCGACATTAAGCGTTCAAGTTGGCTCTCGAAGTAGACAAATAGACAGTCCCACGTTTGGCTCCGAGCTTTCCTTGAACGCTGACAATAACTGTCCAGCGCGTAGTAACGGAAGGTATCACCGTGTTCGTGTAAATGTCAGCGGCACATGGAGGTATGCTCTGGGCGTTGATGTTGATGCTGTAAGCGCAGGAAAACGATGACAGACTTCAACTACGTCAAGCTACCTGCTGCTGGCGCTGACGCAAGACAAACGGCGCAAGCTGTAAATCTGCTTATTGATGGTAAATTTAACGCCATTGGAAGCATTACATTAACAGCAAGTGCCACGACTACAGCGGTTACAGATTACCGCGCTGGGCCTGACAGCGTGATTTTATTCACGCCTACAACGGCTAACGCTGCTGCTGAGCAAGGCAACGGCACTATGTTCCTATCTGCAAGAGTTAAGCAGGGTTTTACACTAACCCATGCGAACAACTCCCAGACGGACAGAACTTTCCTTTATATCGTTATCGGATGAAATTCACAGTCATTCACCCAAAGCTTTTACCCGATTTGTGGCCTCACGTTAGCCCGTTGTTGGATAAAGCCGTTAGGTTAAACCCTGAGATTATTGATTTGGGTAATGTCTATGCTGGCGCTCTTGCTGGTGTTTACGTTGTGTGGGCGGCAGTTGATGAAGCAACTGGTGAATTTGTCGGCGCGATAACAACACGAATAATCACGTACCCCAAGTCCAAGGCATTAGCGATGGATTTTTTGGGTGGCACACGAATGAAGGAATGGCTGCACCTAGCGCAAGAGGCGGTTGAGGAGCATGCGAAACGCAATGGATGTGAACATCTGGAAGCTTACGGGCGCAAGGCGTGGTCACGGTATCTTGAGCCTCTAGGCTGGGGTCAGGCTTATATAACTTACAAGAAGGAACTTTGACATGGGTAAGGGTAGCAACTCAACTGTCACTAATGTTCAGGCATTACCCCCTGCAGTAGAGCAGGCTCTTACGCAGGCTTATACTGATTTCAATCCGTTTCAGGCGGCCTTTAATCAGGTTAGTACGTTTGATCCGGCAGCACCTTTAGCTGGCACGGCTGGGCTTTCTCAGACTGAGACAGACGCACTTGCGGCTGCTCGAGCCAATCTTTCACAGCAACCTCAGTTTATCGCTGATGCTCAAAACAATTTAAGCAACTTGATGGGCGCAGGTCAGATAAATACTACGGCGCTGCAAAACCAATTGAATTTAGGTGATTTGACCGCAGGCACTGTTGATGCAACGGGCCTAACAAACGCAGCAAACGCAGGCGCTGACCTATCCAATCTGCAAGGTCTTTTAGGCTCTCAAATCAACACAAGCCAGCTTGCCAATCTTGTTGGAAACCGAGCAGACACAACGGGCTTGGCAAATGCAGCGGCTGCAGGCACTGATACAACAGGCATAACGGATGCGGCAAGCCAGGCCGTTAACCCAGCACAATTACGTGCTGCAGGAAGCGCACAGACAGATTTACAAGGCGTTCTGAACGCCGCACAACGCGCTACAGACGCAAGCAACATAGTCGCAGCAGGCAATCGAACAGCAGATACCTCTGGGGTTGCTGATATCGCAGCGCAGCAAAACGCTGCAACTAACTTACTGACAGGCTTAGCAAGCGGGGGCACAAATCCGTTGCTTCAACAGCAAATTGACAACGCAATCGGTGGCGCGGTTGATAGAGTAAGTTCACAGTATGCTCTGGGGGGTCGTTTAGGTTCTGGGAGCTTTGCTGACAGCTTAGGTCAGGGCATTGCGGCGGCTTCCGCGCCCATCTTATCGCAAAACCTACAGCAAGATCAGGCAAGACAGTTGCAAGCTGCTCAAGCGTTAGGACAGGTTAGCGGTCAAGACATTGGGCGTCAGCTTGCGGCGGCAGAGCTTGGTGTGAGTACACAGCAAGCAGATATAAACAGAGCATTGCAGGCAGCACAAAGCGCAGCAGGAATACAGCAAGCAGACCTTGCCAGAGGCTTGACGGGCGCAACAACAGCGGCAGGATTGCAGCAACAAGATTTAGGCAGAGCATTGTCAGGCGAGCAAGCAGCAATCGCTGCACAGCAACAAAACTTTCAAAGAGCTTTAGCGGGTCAGCAGGCGGCGGCTGATGTAGGCCAAGCAGACCTTGCAAGACAGTTAGCAGGGGAAGGTCAGCTTGTAGATGCTGAAAATGTAGGGCTTGCGAGAGATGCGCAGCTTGCGGGATTATTGACAGATGCAAGCAGACAGCAAACAGGATTGCAGGCAGATATTGCGCAGTCATTGTTGGGAGCCGAGCAGACAGACCTTGCAAGGCAGTTGCAAGGCGCAGGGGCTGTTGCAGATTTGTCAACGAGTGATTTGGGTAGAGCCTTGCAGGCTCAGCAGGCTAGCAGGCAGATTGATGCAACGCTTGCCAATCAGCTTACAGCGGCTTCCGAGGCAGACGCCAGAGCAAGGCTTGCGGCTATCGGGCAGGCACCAGGATTGCTTGGGGCTGATCAGGCCATTATCAGTCAGGCAGCACAGCTTGGCGGTCTTGAAAGAGGCATTCAGCAAGCTCAACTTGACGCAGTTACGGCACAGCAGCAACAGCAAAACGTGCTTGATCAAAACCAAATCAACGCGCTGCTCTCTGCTGCTGGCATGGGCGGCGGTTTGTTTGGACAGACAACAACACAGTCAGGCGGTGGTCCTAGTGCTTTGGGGTCACTTGCTGGCGGAGCAGCTACAGGCGCAGGGCTTGGTAGCTTGATTGCTAACACTGCTCCTACAAGTGGATTGCTTGCTGGTGCAAACTTTGGCCTTCCTGGCGCTGTAATAGGTGGCGGTTTAAGTCTGCTTGGCCTTCTATAAGGATATTATCAAATGGTTGAAATTCGTAATATGTTTGGCACTTTAGGCAACAGAATTGATAACCTTCCTCTTTCGGGGAGTCTGGGTTTATTGGCAACAGGAGCAAGTTTGCTTGAAGGTCAGCCAGTTGGTCAGGCTGTGCAAGCTGGGCTTGGAACGTATCAAGGGCTTGCAGGTATCGAAGAAGACCGCAAGCGTAAGGAGATGCTTCAAAAGCTAATCTCTGAGGGTGGTTTTACGAAACAAGAGCAAGCTCTGATTGCAGCAAGCAATAATCCAGCAGGCACAGCAATACAAATACGCAATCAAAAGCAAGCACGTTCAGATGCAGCGGCAGCACGGGCGGCAAATAGAAAGCCTACGCTTCAAGAGCAAATCGACGAGAGGCTCGCGGTTGGTCGGGCGCAAGGTTTAACTGGTGAAGCGCTGCAAAGATTTTCGCTGACTGGAAAGGTTCCGGCAAGTGCCCGTACACCAGATGACATTTTCACGGATGCTAAGCTTGCAGGTTACACAGATGCAGAGGCAGCTTTAACAAGAATAGACCCTGATTATGTACCTCCTCGTTTTAAAAAACCTGACACGCCGTCCACATATAAAGCACTTCAGCTTAGAGCAAAGGACGCTGGTTTAGAGGCTGGTTCTCCAGAATATGCCGAGTTTATGCTTAACAACGGTAAATTTAAAGATACCGCAGGTAGCGATAGGTTCCAAACCAAGGGAAGCTACAGGCTTTCTGATGGCACGGTAATTGGTGATGTAACTTTTGACAAATCAACTGGTGAATACTCCTACGGTACTGGTAAAGACAAAACCGTTATTAACATTGCGACAGCCCAACCTCTCACAGACAGTTACTTTAATATTGGCATTCCAAATAATTCACAATTTATGAAATTAAGAAATGAAGTGAAGGACGATCAAACAAGCCTCAAAAGATACCAAAGTTACTTGAAAAATATTGATGAGGCTGGGGTTGGCTTGCAAAGGCTGGGCGATCAAATGTCTAGCTATTTCAAAACTTTGTTTTCTACTAATGCAAAAAAAGCGAATCTTACAGAAAGAGAGCTTGCGTTATTGATTGCTCAAGGTGAGTTGCAAGGTTTAATCGGTCGATCTCGTATTGAAACCGTTGGCGGCGGTGTTATGACTGAGCAAGACGCACTCAGAATTATTAAAAACTTGGGTGGCGATGTGAACCTTTTACAAAACCCTGAAGTGGTACGAGGTCAAATCTCTCGCTTATTTGAGGATAAATATAAAAGCTATGACGATAAGCTTCGAGCGTACAATACAGCAATCGACCAGCGCTATAGTTCATTAGGTTATAACAAGCTTAATCCAATACAAATTGACGATTCGTTGCTTGATCCAAACGTTGCAGAAAACCTTGGACTTACAAGTCCTTCCGAAACCAACACGGAACCTTCAAGCACAACGCAGACGATTGACTTAAAAGACTTCAATGTGTCTGAGATCAACACTTATACAAATAACGAATTATTGGGTGTTCTTGATAAAGCAGCAGAGGATTCAAAAGAAGCTATAGCGATTGTTCAAGAATTGCGTTTGAGAGGTTTAATAAAATGACCGAATTAAGTCCTGAGCAACGTGCGAGGCTGTTAGCAAAAGCTCAAAGGATACTTCAATCACAAAGCCAATCTCAACAGCCCGTTGATTTTCGTCTTGGCGGCTTGCGTGAAAATATTATAGGCGAGGGTGCTGTAGATACTCCTGGAGAGCTTCTTGGGCAAACAATTAAAGCAGGTGCTGCGGGCGCGACAAGAGGCATTGAGGGATTGCTTAGCTTACCTGAAACGGTTGGCTCCCTTGCTAAAAGAGGCGTTCAGCTTGCAACGGGTCAAGAAGTTCAGCCAATGCCAGACCAAACTGTTGCAGGGGGTGCATTTCGCCAAGGTGTAAGCGCTTTAACAGGTCTTGCTGGTGATCCTAACGCTATGGATTTTGTGCCTGATAGTAGACTTGGGCGATTTGCTGGAACTGCTGGAGAGTTTCTTGGCGGTGCTGGCGCACTTACAAAGCTAACTAAGCCTGTTGTTGGAACTTCTGTAGTTGCTGGTGTGGGCAGCGAAGCAGCAGGCCAAGCCACTGAAGATACAGCGATTGGCGGTGTAGACATTGAGCCTTTTGCAAGAATTGCTGGGGCGATTGCCACTCCTTATGCTGGCAGCAAAACCTTACAAGGACTTTCTAAAAGGTCTGTATTGCGCCCAACTGTAGAGGCTTTAAAAAACGAAAAAAACGAAGCTTATAGATTGGTTTCTCAAGCTGGTGAGG